AGCAACGAATTTATCAGCCGCATCGAATAGACCTTCATTAATTTGTTTATTTTTATTGGACATGATATTCTTAGTTTATATTCTATAAATATTCGCAAATAAAAAAGTGAGGATTAACGCATCCTCACTTTAGGTACTTTTGATTTACTTTGAGCCTTTTTAACCTCTTCTGCTTCCTTTTTCTTAAATTCTATCAATTTGTTAAAGTAGAATTTTCGTAGGTGGATTGGCATATTATAAACATCTGCCCAATTGAATCCTCCATTTCCAAAATAAACCAACTCCCAAATTTGTGTATGAAGTTGGACTTTATAATCAGTTGGAAGGGTAAAAAAAGTTAATCCCAAATGGGATATCCAGCGCCTCCGTTTCGCCAGTTAACTCTGAAGTAAATACGAATGTTAAATCCATATCAGGAGTAATTTGTTTTACATACTTTCTGAATGCTTTAGTATCTAATGCTAAAAATTCATTTAAAATCCATTTGTTGATATAACCTCTATCCTCCTTACCATCAACCGATGTAATCATATGACGGAATCGAGTTGTTACATCTGAACTTGTTTGTATGTTTTTATTTAATCTTTCTAATGCTTGTTGTTCTCTAGTTATTTCAATATCATCACCATGAGTTAGTAATTTAAATTCTATTTCTTTTTTAGAATTTGGAAGTTTAAATTTATATCTATTTTTCTCATTTAATAACGAATCATCAACATCTTTTGTTTGAATTTTAGAAAGGTCAATTACAACTTTTTGCTTTTCTAATGTGAATGGGTCTGTTACGTCTACATCATAGTCTGGTCCATAACCTAAAACCCTTGTTGCTAAAAGAATAGCATTTTTATCACCCAAAATAATATCATTTGGATTTACACCGGTTTCAACAACTACGGATTCAAATAATTTATCCAAAACTATACCTTTTTTAATAAGATTTTGCGAAGCAAGAATATCTTCTTCCTTTGCAGTCATGTACTTAATTTCAACAGTACCTTTTCTTAGTGGGTGTCCCTCTGGATAGACTAATCCTTTTGATGGAAGTTCAATTATTTCCGTTGGGAAATCAAATTTTTTATTTTCGTTCATAACTAACTACGTTTGTTTGTATATATAAATACATAGATTTAAAAAATTTGGAAATAAAAAAGGGATACCTTTCGAGTATCCCTTTAGTTTATAGTTTTTCTTAGATTAGAATTCAAGAATTGCGTAATCGTAAGATAATGTTAATTCAATAGTAGCAGGTTCGTTAGAATCAAATGCTAAATCACCAAAGTTAGCGGATTGAATAAATGCACCTTTAATAGTCCATTGTTCAATTTTATCACCAACAGGACCTAACATATAGAATGTGATATCTTTTTTATAGAAATCAGCGTATCCTCTTCTACCAGTGATTGATTCGTGTCCCAAACGTACCCACTCCATAACAGCCTGAGCTGCAGATGGTACAATTGGGTCATAAAGAGTAACAGTAATATCTTGCCACTCACCTTTACCTTGCAACTTTCTTTTGATGTTGATGTGGTCTAACACAACGTTCTCAAATTGAATTGAAGGTCTAGCTGCCGCTTTTACCATATATGATGGGATACCGTCAATCTCCATCACATAACGATTCTTCATCTTAGGTTCGAAGTTCGTATAGAACATCTTATCAAACTCTAGTATTTCTGCCATTTTTTTGTCCTTTAATTATATTAATAAATATTCGTTTACCTGTTTTTTAGTATTATGCTGAAAAACTTGCTCCAGTTGGTAAGATGTTGAAATCAATTACGATGAATTCAGCGGTCTTAGCCGGTTGTAAGAATATTTGTCCAGCCATAATGTTTCTATCTATAACATCAGGTGTATTGTTTGTTTCATCCATCACAACTTTGAATGCGTATAAACCTTGTCTTTGTTGAATTGCTTCTAAGTATGGGTTTACAGTGTTCAAGAATCTATTTCTAGTTGTAGAAGTGTTTTGTTCGAACACTAAGTAACGAGATGTAGATGCGATGTACTTCTTAACAGTGATAAGTAATCTTCTTACGTTGATTCTATCTAATGCTGAAGCCTTATCTTGCAATGTCTTCTGTCCGAATGCTACAATACCTTGTCCAGGGAATGCTGCGATTGGGTTTACTTTGTTTTCATATAAAGTATCTCTCTCAGCGTGCGTTAATCTATTCAATACACTAACTGCTCCAGTGATACCACCTCTATTCAAACCAGCAGGTGCGAACCATTCTGCTGCTAATCTATCATTAGCTGCGTAAACAGCCGGCATCAATACTGATGGTGGAACTGAAGTTAATTTGTTAGTATTTGAATCAATTGTTTTAACCCAAGGATAGTAAGTACCAACGTAGTTTGAATCAACTGCGTTTGATTGCTCCGTAGCCATTGTGATTGTATCATTTACTGCGTTAAAATCAGCTATATAGAAACAATCTTGTCTATCTTCTACCATATCAATTACTTTTTGAGTAATAGATGGGTGAAGGCTTCTGATGATACCAGGTGTTACAACCATATTGATATCCCACTCATCAGGGTTTCCTATTGCGTTAATTGCTTTAGTATATGCTACCGAACCAGACGAAGTTGAAGTTGAACAATTAAATCCTTGTGTATTTGCTCCAGATATATTTGAACCTAAGTTAACTCTAGTAGTTACGTTTAAGCCATCAAATCCGTTTTGGAATGCTAATACAAATTGTCTCTTAACCATATCAGTCGATGCTGAACCGGTCATTACATATGTTAATTGTGAATCGAATGCAAATCCAACGTTAGAACCAGTCTCAGCGTTTTGAGGAATTGGTTTCAAATATTGGGTGTTATCGATTGTTGTAAAATCAAATCCAGAATAATAAATTGGAGATGATGATGTATTTCCAACAGATGTAGTTTGGAATGTTACAGCAGGTACTAAAAGTGATTGTGCATTATTAGTAGCCTTTATTGGGTTTGTATATGCCCCATGTCCAAATGGTGCTGCTGATATTGGGAATGAACCCTGCTCTGATACTACAACTCTTACATATTTTGATTGGTTGGTATAATCACCATTTTCAGTAATTTTACCATCGTTATCAATTGTTAAGTATCTATCACCAATTCTTCTTGCGATATAGTTTGGAGAAGCTGGGTCTAAGTTTACGTTATTGAATGTTTCTAAAACTGATTTTCTCTTATCAGTATCACTATATGCCCTAACAGTTACAGTAAATGTTGAGTAATCAGTTGAACCATCTTCACCAGCTGCTTTTACATTAGAAATACCAACTTTCAACTTAGTGTTGTAAAGTGTACCATGTCCTAATGTTACAAAGTTAAATAAATCATATCTTTCACCACTAATCAATTGAGATTTAACCATTGGAGTTTCTGCAGCTTGTGCTTCAAATGCGAAATCTTGTGTTGGTAGAACTTGTCCACTTACAACAGTTGCACTTAAAACTGAACCAGTATATGGTAATGCTGTATTTTCGAAATAGGTGTAAGTGAATGCATCCTTACTTCCAAGTGGAGATTCACCCCAAACATCTGAAAGGTCATTTACAGAAGATGGGAAAATAGATGCCGATACCCAAGGTAGACCAGAACCAGAAACTAAGAATGAACCCGAAACATTTGGGTCACTAATTAAGTTAGCTCCAGTAAATCCGAAGTCTTGATATCCGTTTTCAGTATTAAATAATACTCCAACTATTTTTTGTCCTAATCCAGCTGAACCAGATGCTAAAATTGCTAAAGGTGCTGCTTGTTGATATCCACCAACTCCAGCTACTCTAACGATTGTTGCTACTCCAGCTTCTCTTAGATAGTTTTGTACTGCATATTCAGTATAATATGTTCCATCAGGTGTTCCGAATATTTGTTCGAATTCTGATTGAGTTCTTACAATAGTAGGAACGAATGCAGGTCCTTGCTTAAAAGGTCCTATAAATGCTGCTCCAATTTCACCAATTCCTTGCGCTAAGAAGGAAAGGTCATTTTCTCTAGTAAAAACCCCAGGGGATACGATTCTTTCTGCCATTTTATTTCTCCGATTTCGATTTTATGTGATGCGTATTTTTTGTCTGTAAAATACACATATAAAGAAAATGTCCAAAACACAATTTCATTTAAGAAAAGTGCTTTGGACATTAAAAAGTTTATAATTCTATCTAAAAAATGAATTATTAAGGAGCCGGTGTTACTGAACCAGATGTTGGAGCCCAAGGTAAATCACCACCACTAACTTCAGAAATTTGATTTGAGTTTTTATCAATTTGCTCTTCAATTTTCTCTGAAATGTGTGCCCAATAGTTTGTAGATGCCGAACCACTTACTACACTTTTAATCCATCCTAACACTTGCTCTTCGGTTAGTTGGTCATATGGTGTAAAATTGTTAGGGTCAACAGTTGATAAATTAAAAGGAGTTGCTCCGCTAAATTTACCTTCATTTCCATCTTCATCAGTACCAGTTACTTCCCATCTAGTTCCAATGATAACGTTACTTACATTCAAACTTGGTGGGTTTGATTTTACAAGTCCGGTTAATTTCCATGTATATGCTAATGCCATAATTTTTTTATTTTGTATTTTATATAAATATAACTTACTTTGTTTTTCTAATAATTTTTTTAAATTTCAATAGAACCACTATAATATGGAGTTGTTAATAGGTGTTTATATGCCTGTTCCAAATCACTATATTGTGATGGAACTTCTAAAAAGAAACGGCAATGATGGTCCATACCAGCAGTACCAATAGTAACACCATATTTGTTATCAGATGGATTTGTTCCTATAAATCCTATTGGTTTAGCATCGACATCTCTAGCTGCTTTATCTTTCCAAATAGTAACGGCTATCTCACCAATATACCCAGCCTTCCAATAAACTTGTTTATCGGGTGATTCATCTCTTACCGTTAAACCATCAGGTCTTGATGAATCCGGTGGAGGTGGAATATCTGCTACTCTCTTTTGTATTTTAATATCGGTAACAACGTGGTATGCATTTGGTACAACCAAACCAGTCCCAGGTAATTCGTAATCTTTTTGTAATGCCATAATTTTATCCTTTAATATTAAGTATTAGTTTGTTTACAATTTCTTTCAAATCTTCAATTTCTTTTTTCTGATTTTCGATTATTTGAGTTTGTTCTTTAATTGCCTCAATGAATAATCCTGCAAAATTACCATATTGTACACCATATTCATCAATATCTGATGCATATGTCACAACTTCAGGAAGAACTTCTTCAACTTCTTGTGCGATTACACCAATTTGTCTTTTCTTAGTTTCATCCGTAGTTTTATTATAGAATACACCTCTTAATTTATTTAAAGTTTCAAGGGCGTTATCTACAGTTTCAATATTTTCTTTTTTACGTCTATCAGAGTATGCTACAATGTTTCCAGTTGAATAAATTGCTTTAGATACATACAATCCATAAGTTGCTGATGTGGTTGAACCATTCATACCCACACAATCATTACTATGATTATAATAGTGATGCCATCTACCACCACCTTCGTTATAGAATCCACCATTACCACTACCATCAAACATAACGTGTGGTGAGTTACCTGCGCCAAACAATATACCAAAATATCCGTTTCTAGTACCTATCATTCTCCACGAGCCAAATGATGAACTTTCATTTGGATTGATGTGTGCACCATTTACGTTAGAATACATACCAGAACTATCGGTAAACAACCAACGATATTTGTAAAGGTAGTTTGAACCACCATTTACTTGGAAGATAAGAGTATCATCGTTATAATCGGCTTTAAACCTCATACCTTCATACCCGGCATTACCTGCAAAAGTTACACCAGTATGATATTGCAATATCAAATCAGGGTATGGATAGGTCCATCCACCATTTTCTTGGAATCCAAAACCATATGCAAATGAAGCTCTTGCCAATCCACTATTACCACCATCATAAGGAGAAATATACACGTTAGCACGAACTGCGTTCATTCTAGAACTACTAGCAGGGTCTAATCTATATGCGGTATCATTTCTATCATAAAATGCTTCTGCATACATTCCATAGATTGCTGTCAAATCTCCACCAAATGTAGTATTGTTATTTGATAGATTTATTACCATTGGCCAGCTACCACTACCAACTGTACTCCAGCTTTCACTATCAACACCACCTCTTAATACATAAAGTAAATTAGAGTTACAATGTATCATTGCTGACATTTCATCCGTATCTCTAAAATATAGTGTTGGTGAACCACCTCTAACTACTAATCGGTTTCCGTAGAATACACCCGTATTAAATGCTGATTCTGAAGCTGGATTTGTGTAATATCCAGTATCATTCGAATCATAGAATATTGGTGCTCTTAATGAGTTACCACCTGTAGCGTAGTTGTTAAATAATACGGTATTATTTGCATACATTTCCATATTAGTAACTCTAGTACCAGATGTGTTTGTATTATAAAAATACCAATCACCACTATCACTAAATCGCATATATGCTTGCCCATGTGAGGTATTTATTCTACCAAATCCACCAGGAGAACCATTATTATTAGTTACGTTATATCCAAATCCACCCCAGTTCCACGTTTGACCAGGTTCAGATACCCACATTCTTAAATTAATTTCACCAGCACCAGCTCCATTATTTGCAGCCAATAATCTAACACCTATTTGAGAATCTCCATGTCCACCACTAACTTGAAAATTACCATACAAACTAGTACTACTATTTGGGTCAACAAAGTATCCAGTATTACTAAAATCATAAAATATAGTACCCCTAACATCACTATTAGCAACAACTTTACCAGAACCCCAGTTTGTACCGGCTGCTTGGAAACCAGATAAGATAGAACCATTTATTACTTGAAAGTGCCAAGTAGAACTATTACTCAAATTCCACAAAGGTCCATATGCTTCACTTAATCTCGCACCAGTGCTGTTATCTAGACTAGCACCACTACCCGCTAATACCAATGTACTACTGAGAGATATTCCGCTTACAGATACTCTACTTAAATTTGATGTACTATTCGGGTCTGTATAAAATCCGGTATTATCTACATCATAGAATATTCTTGTTCTAATATCATTAGTGTTCATTATACTAACACCATTTACCTGAATTGGTGCGTTCAAATAGAAGTTTGATAATGATGTATAAATGTGAGCATGTGAACTATTAGCTGGTCCAAATTGTATCCAACCATAAGGTGTGTTATGTCTCCATCCCCAATCACCACCACCGAAGTAGTATCCACCATCGCCGTAATCTATTGAAGATAAACGAGAACGTCCGGCTGGGTCTGCAAAATATCCAGTATTACCAGAATCATAGAATATTGGTGCATCAACTCTATCATCGGATTTTATTCTACCTTCAACTTTTAAACTTCCTTGATAAGCACGAGTGAATTGTGCCTTTTCAGAAATAGTTGTAGTTGGTGAGAATGTATATGTACTACTATGTGTTTCTGAATATGTTGTACCACTATTATTTGCAAAAACAACAGATGTACCACCAACAACATTCCATAAATAGTAAATCGTTGGACCACCTCTTAACCATACTACTAATCGAGATGATTCGGAAATTTGTTGCCAGTTTGCCATAGCGTTGAATGTACTATGGTAACCTTCAACAGTTTCATAGGTAGCCCCAAATCCCCAACCCGATGCTTTTACTAAGAATCTTATATTACAGTTAGAGAATCCAATACCACTATAACCAGGGTCATCATATCCACCTCTTTCAATTACAAATTCACCATATTGTTGAGAAGTTGCACCTGCTCCAATTTGTAATACAACGGGATAGAACGTAGATGAATTACCACCAACAGTAAATGCTGTTCTTGATACACCATCAATTCTTTGTGCATATCCAGCAATACCAGGAGAACTAATTACGTTATCTACAGTTAATGATGCTAATCTAGATGTACTATTAGGGTCTACATAATATCCGGTGTTATTTTGGTCATAGAAAATAGGTGCTCTTGCATCACCAAATACAAAAAGTGTATTACTTACTCTAACATTATTATCACCTTCTGCAACTGAAAATACCTGAGAACCACCATAGTACTTTACAGAGTTATTATAAAATCTTATACCACCATATGTATTTGCTGCTCCAATTCTTATACCAGTATGCCAATCTAAAGTAAGCTTGGTATAATTACCATTATAATTTTCTAAAGTTGTACCAATTGAGTAACCTTGTATATCACTCTCTCCATGTCCATTAAAGAATAGA